CTATTTCGCCTGCTTTGTCGTCGCCGTCGACATCTCGATGCGCATCATGATCCCGCCTTCGGCGGTGCCCTGCACGGACTTGGCCGCCCTGCGCGGGATCGGGATCCCGATATGGCGGGAATAGCCGATGAACACGACCGCCATCTGCGCCGACGACAGCTCGACCGTGCCGGGAATGCCGCCGAGCTTTTCGATCCGCAGGCGGCAGCCGCCGTCCGGCGTCGGTTCGATCCCCACGATATGACCCGGCGACAGTTTGAGCTGCCCGCCGTCCAGCGAGAAACGCAAGGCCGCGGCCACCGCGTCCTTGGTGAAAGTCAGCCGGCGCTCTTCATGGATCATTCGGCGACCATACCGGAATAAGCTTACGCCATCCTTACCCGCGTCGGACGGGCCGTATGAAGACGGCGCATCCGCCCGGCCACCCGATGCCGCCGGTCGCCGGGCGCGATAACGCGACCGGACGCACGGCTCGCCGATGTCACCCAGAAAAGGCACCGCCGAAGCGAAACAGCGATCGAAATAGGCCAGCAACGGCCACAAGTCACCGCCCGTTAGTATTTGGAAGAAGTGGTGAGCCCGCCGGGATTCGAACCCGGGACCTACTGATTAAAAGTCAGCCCCAAGCCCGTAACGTGGCATAACATGTCAGATCATCCACAGCCTGTCACAACGTTGAAATGTCTTGGAAATAGGGTGGTGTTATGTCACGTTACTAACCACGGGTAACACGGCATAACGAGCCAAGAGTGTTACCCACAGGAGGGCGTGGGTAACAGATCATGCCGAAGATGAAGCTGACCGCTCCCGCGGTCGAGAAGGTCAAAGCCGGCCCGGGCGAGCGCATCGAGTTCTTCGACGCGAGCCTTCCCGGGTTCGGCTTGCGGGTGAACGGGCCGACCGCGACCAACCCGCACGGGCACAAGTCGTGGATCGTGTTTTACCGGTTCGATGGAAAGCAGCGGCGATTGACGCTAGAGCCCGCCTATCCGCAACTTGGGCTTGCCGAGGCGCGGAGGGCAGCCGGCGAGATCTTCGATCTTGTGAGGGCGGGCAAGGACCCGGCAGAGGAGCGCGCCGCCAAGGCGGCTGAGCAGAAGAGGCGCCCGGTGACGGTGTCCGACCTCGCCGACGAGTATCTGAAGCGCTGGGCGTCGAAGAAGCGCAGCGGCGGCGAGGACGAGCGGATGCTCCGAAAGGACGTGTTGCCGGCGATCGGCGGCCGTCCGCTCGCGGCGGTGGCGCGCCGAGATATTGTCGAACTGCTCGACCGCATCGTCGACCGCGGCGCGCCGGTGCAGGCGAATCGGGTGCTCGCGGTCACGCGGCGCATGTTTAACTTCGCCGTCGAGCGCGGTCTCCTCGAAACGACGCCGTGCGTGAAGATCAAGGCGCCTGCGGCCGAGCAGGCGAGGGAGCGTCACCTTCGGGGCGAAGAGATCCCGGCATTCTGGTTCGGGCTTGACCGATCTCCGATGGAGCGGAACATCCGCCGGGCGTTGCGCTTCATGCTCGTCACCGGGCAGCGCAAGGGCGAGGTGATCGGCCTGCACAAGCGCGAGATCAATCGTGCGGACTGCACGTGGCTCATTCCGGCCGATCGCTCGAAGAACAAGCGGGAGCATGTCGTCCCGCTCACGCCATTGGCGATCGAGATCCTTGACGAGATCGAGCCGGGTGACGGCGGTTGGATTTTCCCGTCGGAGCGCACCGGCGAGCCTTACCGCGAGCAATCGATCGACCACGCCGTGCGCGACCTCTACGCCTACCGCCGGCCACCGACGAAGAACACCCGGCCCCTTGTGCTGGATGGGTTCGAGCCGTTCACGCCGCATGACCTCCGCCGAACTGCCTCCACCGGGATGCGCGAACTCGGCGTCTCCAAGGATGACGTCAAGCTCGTGCTCAACCACACCGACGGAACCGTGACTGGTCGGCACTACGATCGGTACGAGGGCTTGCGGGAGAAGAAGAGGGCGCTGGAGCTATGGGCGTCCTATCTCGGCGAGCTGTTGCGTCCCGGCGCGGCAAACGTGGTGCAGTTGCGCGCCTAAGATGCACTGAGTGTTGACACAGGACGGTTTGGCAATTGAACCCCGAAGCTGCACCGGTTACCACGCCGAGATCTGCGGAGCACGTTGCAGAGAGTAGTAGAGAGTAGTGATGCCTTGCCTTGATCTCACGCCCGATATGATCGGGGAGAACCGTACACGCCTAACGCTCGCCTATATCGAAAGTGTAATGCTTTGGCCCAACGACGAGATGCAGCGAAAGCGCGGAATGGAAGCCGCAAAGAGAAAAAACTTCCTTGAAACGTGGAATTCCTCTGCACGGCAAGGTCCACTGAGCACGATCACGTCGACTGTTGACGATCTCGGCGCGACGTTTGAATGGCTAACCTCAGCTCCGCGGCTTGAGGATGTACAGGAGGAAGCGAAGCGGCCATTTACGCATGGTGTTCTCGCCGGCCTGATCCTGGGTGAGGTGCTGGCGTGGAACGATATAAACCCGACCATGTCTGGCGTCGGTCAAGTAATGGACAGTATCGTAAAGCGATTTTCTGGCGAAATTCTATTGAATTTTTCGCGGAGTTCCTTGGATAACATTATATGGAAGAAGTATAAATCGGTTGCTCATTTTTGGGCGGCATACATCATCGACGCAGAACCAGAAAACAGCATATTTCCGTGCAAGCTCGCCAGAACTACGGAATTTCTGGCACTTGCAAAGTTTTTCTTTTTACGAGGTGTCAAACACCGCGGAAAGCAATCATCCGGCTTTCTTCTTAATGAAGCGGATAGCTGGACAGTCCCGGAGATCCTTTTGTTGCCGCGGATCGAGGTGAGATGGGAGCGGATCAAGCGTTCTAAAGCAAGTTAGAACGGTTTCTGACCATTCTAATTGCGAATAGAACGGACTGCCGAACCGCCCAATTCATAACGTGCCTCCACACCGCAGCAAGCGCGGTCACTGGAGGCAACAATGCGGTTTCTCCGATTTCCCGAGCTGAAGTCGGCCAAGGGCATTCACTACTGCCGGATGCACATCGACCGGCTGGAAAAGGCCGGCAAGTTCCCCAAACGCGTACAAATCGGTCAGAACAGCGTCGCGTGGCTCGAACACGAGGTTGATGCCTGGATCAAGGCGCGTGTCGATGCTCGCGAGCAGGGCGAGGCTGCCTGAGATGCCCCGGAAAATCGGCATCCTCCATATCCGCCCGCCGGATGAGGAGCGCGCATGAGGCTCGACTGGGGCGAGCACATCGGCGCCATCGCCCGGCGAGTGCTTGGGGAACCGAATCGCGCGCTCTCCACGGCAGAACAGCTACGGTTCGGCACGCACGGCAGCATCGCCGTCGAGATCGGCGGTGAGAAGCGCGGCACGTGGTACGACCACGAGCACCAAGTCGGCGGCGGCGTGCTGGACCTGCTACGCATCAGGCTCGGGCTCGTCAACGGCGCGGCGCTCGATTGGCTGCGCACGGAGATCGGCATCGAGGCGGGAGCGGCTGCCGGCTATCGGCGCCGCATCGTCGCGACCTACGACTATGAGGACGAGGGCGGCGCCCTGCTGTTCCAAGTCGCCCGGATCGAGCCGAAGGACTTTCGGCAGCGCCGGCCGGACGGGAACGGCGGATGGACGTGGAAGGTCAAAGGGGTTCGGCAGGTGCCGTATCGCCTGCCGGAACTGATCGCCGGTCGCGGCGGCTTGGTGCTGATCCCGGAAGGCGAAAAGGACTGCAATGCGCTCGCGCGTTGGGGTTTGGTCGCAACCTGCAACGCTGGCGGTGCGGGGAAATGGCGGCGCGAGTTCGCCGCCTATTTCGCGGGCGCCGACATCGTGGTGCTGCCCGATAACGACGAGGCCGGGCGCAGCCATGCACGGGACATCGTGTCGGCCGTCTCGCCGACGGCGCGGCGGGTGCGAATCCTCCATCTGCCGAACCTGCCGCCCAAGGGCGACGTATCGGACTGGATCGCGGCCGGCGGCACGCGGGAGGCGCTGCTTGCGCTTGTGGAGCGCGCCCCCGATGCCAGCGCGGCGCAGTCGTCGACCGGCGGCACTGAACCGCCGCGGGACTCGCCCGGCGAACTGATCCTTGACCCGCGGTCGCCGCTGATCAGCGCGCGGCAGTTCCTCGCCCGGAACTTCGCGGAACGCGGCAGCCGCACGCTGCACCACCACGCGGGTGCGTTCTATGCCTGGACCGGCACATGCTATCCGCCGGCCGACGAGGCGGCGCTCCGGGCTCGGCTGTACGCGTTCCTGGACAGCGCCGTCCGGCTCACCGAAGACGGTGAGGTTGTGCCGTTCAACCCGAACCGGCACCGCGTCGACGACGTGCTCGACGCGTTGAGGGCTTCCGCGAACCTGCCGGCCTCGGTGTGCGCCCCGGCATGGCTCGACCATGTGCCCGATCTCCCGGCGGACGAGATCCTTGCCTGTGCGAACGGGCTGCTGCATCTGCCGACGCGGCAGTTGGTCCCGCACACGCCCGAGTTCTTTTCGCTGAACGCGCTGGACTTTGCCTTTGATGCCACTGCGCCCGCACCGGCGGAGTGGCTGCGGTTCCTCGCCTCGATCTGGCCGGGGGATGCCGAGTCGATCGCGACCTTGCAGGAGCTGTTCGGCTACATGCTGTCGACCGACACGCGGCAGCAAAAGCTGTTCCTGCTGGTCGGGCCGAAGCGCTGCGGCAAAGGCACCATCGCCCGCGTCCTTAGCGCGCTGCTTGGACAGAACGTCGCCGGGCCGACGCTGGCCGGGCTCGGCACGAACTTCGGCTTGGCGCCGCTTATCGGGAAGATGGCGGCGATCATCGGCGACGCCCGGTTGAGCGGCAAGGCGGACCAGCAGGTAATCGCCGAGCGGCTGCTGTCCATCTCCGGTGAGGACGCGATTACGATCGATCGCAAGCACCGGCCGGCCTGGACGGGGCGGCTGCGGACCCGGTTCCTGCTGATCTCAAACGAGCTGCCGCGCCTGTCCGATGCTTCCGGTGCGCTCGCCTCGCGCTTCATCATCCTGAACATCTCGCAGAGCTTCTACGGTAAGGAGGATCACGGGCTGACCGACCGGCTGCTCGGCGACCTACCGGGCATACTGAATTGGGCGCTGGCCGGCTGGCAGCGGCTGAATGAGCGCGGGCATTTCGTGCCGCCGGCTGCGTCCGCCGAGGCGATGCGCGAACTGGAAGACCTCGGCAGCCCGATCGGCTCTTTCCTGCGGGAGCGGTGCGTGATCGATCCCCGTCGCTCGGTCCCAATGAACCACCTGTTCAATGCGTGGTGCGACTGGTGCAACGAGCAGCGGCGCGATCACGTCGGCACAGTCACCACCTTTGCCCGCGACCTCCGGGCCTCTGTGCCCGGACTGACGACAACGCAGCCGCGGGACGGCCAGGGCGGCAGATATCGCGCCTATCATGGCGTCGGATTGCAGCCATGAGCCGGCATCTCTGGCACGCGGTGGAACGCGCACCAGTCCATTGCTTGCCGTACTTTTATGGATATCGCCTGCTATCAGCCGATTTCCTTTCTTACGTGTGCAATGGTGAGGCACGCGTGCCACCGCGTGCCAGTGCGCTTCACCTGTCTCTGAAGGACGGCGGTGCGAGCGTATGCGGCCTTGCCGCGAGTTCCCTCGCATGACCGACCCGCTATCCAGCATCCTCCGGCTGCGGCGGTTGCGCGCGGCTGCCGAGGCGGGTCAGCCGCTGCCGCCCGAGGTGGCGGCGTGGTTGGCTCGCGCCATCGCCGACTATGAGCGATCCGCCGCGGACGGCGCGCGGCTCGACGTGCATCTCGGCTTGGTGCCGCCGGCCGGCGGAAAGGCGTGGTGGACCCGCGAGGCGACGGCGCGGCGCGATGCCGAGATCCGGGCGATAGCCGCCGAGCAGTTCTCCACGCTCAACCGGCGGCGGCAGGCAGAGGAGATCCGCCGAATACTGCGGCGCCGCGGTCAAAGTCTGACGGTGCGAAGGATCGAGCAAATACTGTCGACAGAGTGAAATCAGCAACCGTGATTTCATTTCGCATGCTCGACTGTACGTTGTGTTTGGGTAATCGGGCTCAGACACGAACGGATGCTCAGCAGGGCTTTACGGCGCGCACTTGGGAAGGTCGAGCGGAGAAGCGTCGGCATCCCCGTCAATGACCCGGCGGTGGCGCTGATCCTGGGGGGTTATCGCCCGACCGCAGCGGGCGTCACCGTCACGCCAGAAACGGCATTGGACTGCTCCGCCGTGTTCGGCGCCGTCCGCATCCTCGCCGAAAGCCTCGCTCAGCTTCCCGTCCACATGTACCGCCGGCTCCCCGATGGCGGGCGCGAGCGGGCCGACGATCACCCGGTTTATCCGCTGATCGCCGAGGCGCCCAACGCGTGGATGACGGCGAGCGAATTCCGGCTGGTGACGGCGAGCCACTTTGCGTTGCACGGCAACGCCTACGCCTGGGTAGGGCGCGACCGCGGCGTGCCCGTCGAGATGATTCCGCTTCAGCCGCGGGGCATAGCCATCAAGGTCAACCCGGTGACGATGCAGCCGATGTTCGTGATCCCGGCGAACGGCGGCACGCGCGAATACGACCGATCGGAAATCCTGCATATCCGAGGTATCGGCCGTCACCTCTATCAAGGCGACAGTCCGGTTGAGGCCGCGCGCGAGGCGATCGCGCTGCTGCTGGTGCTGGAGAAGCACGGCGCCGGGTTGTTCGGTCGCGGCGCGCGGCCGTCCGGACTCCTGAAGGCGGCAAAGAAGCTCGGCGAGGACACGTTCAAGCGGCTGCGGGCATCCTTCGAGAGCCTGTATGCCGGCGGTGAGAATGCCGGCCGGACGGCCATCCTCGAAGAAGGGATGGACTTCGTACAGCTCCAGCTTTCGAGCGTCGATGCTCAATTCATGGAACTGCGGAAGTTCCAGATACAGGAGATCGCGCGCGTCTGGCGGATTCCGCTCCACTTGCTCGGCGACATGGAGCGGACCACGCACAACAACGCCGAATCGATGGGTCAGCAGTTCGTAAGCTTCACCCTACTGCCGATCCTTCGCCTGTATCGCGAGGCGCTGCAACTGACGCTCCTGACACCGGCGGAGCGGCGAGAATACCTCATCGATTTCGTGGTCGACGACTTGGTGCGTGCCGACATCGCGGCGCGGTTCACGGCGTACAGCCAAGCGATCAACGCCGGCATTCTCTGCCCGAACGAGCCTCGCGAGATGGAGAACCGCCCGCCGTATCGCGGCGGCGAGGTTTTCATGCGCCCGGTGAACACGGCGCCGGCGCCGACCGACAGCACCGCCCCGAAAGGTCAAGAAGGGACCATCAATGACGCAGCGGCGTGAACCGGAGCGGCGGGCGATCGAAACGCGCCTCGCTCCTGACGAGCACGGCGCGTTCGAGGGCTACGCGGCGGTGTGGGGCAAGGCCGACAGCTTTGGGGACGTGCTGGTGAAAGGCGCGTTCGCCGCGTCGCTCGCGGAGCACAAGTCCGCCGGCACCATGCCGCTGATGTTCTGGTATCACGACCCGACCGCGCCCATTGGCGTATGGGACGAGATCACCGAGGACGCCCGCGGGCTGAAGGTCAAAGGACACTTCGTTCTCGACGCCACCGCCGGCCGGGACATCCACGCTCTGGCCAAGGCCGGCGCGGTCAACGGGCTATCGATCGGCTTCCAAACGACCAAGGCGACGCAGCTCCCGAAGGGCGGGCGGCGCGTCGAGGCGGTCGACCTGATCGAAATCAGCCCATGCACGCGTCCGTCGCAGTCGGCGGCGCGCATCACCTCCGTTCGATCGGAACCCGCAGCGGCCGGGCTCGCCGTATTCATCCGCCGGTGCGCGGAACAGCTTGGAGCAAAGAGGACATGAGGAACGGCATGATTGCCGCACCGGGGATCAACCCGCGTTGCGGATGGGAAACCCGCGACGACGGCGGCACTCCGCCGGACCCGATGGAAGAGATCCGCGCCGCGGTCGCTGCGCTTACCGAGACCGTGAACACCCGTCTCGGCGGCGTCGACACCGCGTTGACGGAGATCCGCACGCGCCAGGACCGCACGGAACAGACACTTCGCCGGCCGGGCATGCCGGGCGCGACCGACGAACAGCGTGGCGGGGGCGCCGCACCGGAGCGGCGCGCGTTCGAGTCCTATCTCCGCCACGGCGCGCACATGATGCCGGCCGATGAGCTGCGCACGATGCGCACCGGCGACGACCCGTCCGCCGGCTATCTCGCGCCCGGCGAGTTCATCGCCGAGGTGGACAAGAACATTGTGCTGTGGTCGCCGATCCGCAGCGTCGCGACCGTGCGCGGCACGACCCGCGGCACCGTCAGCCTGCCCAAGCGGATCGGCCGTCCGACCGCAACGTGGGTTGAGGAGATCGAGGACCGCGAGGACACCGACACCGAGAGCCGCTACGGCAATTCCACGTACGAGGTGAAGGAACTCACCGCCTATGTGGACGTGTCGTTCTCCACCCTGGAGGACGCCGCGGTCGACATCTTCTCCGAGCTGGCGGCGGACTTCGCCGAGGAGTTCGGCGCCGCGGAGGGAACGACCTTCGTTCTCGGCAACGGCGTCAAGCGGCCGATGGGCTTCATGTCGGATACGACTATCCCGACCGTCGCGTCCGGCAACGCGTCCGCGCTCACCGGCGACGGGCTCATCGACATGTATCACGCGCTGCCGTCGCCGTACCGCCGCAATGCGGTGTGGGGCCTGAACAGCACGACGCTCGGCGCCGTCCGCAAGCTGAAGGACAGCAACGGGCAATATCTCGCGCTCACCGCGAACCTGAACGGCGAACCGACGACGACCATTCTCGGAAAGCCGGTGATCGAGCTGCCGGACATGCCGGATGTCGCCGGCAGCGCAAAGCCCATCGTGTTCGGCGACTTCAGCCAGGGCTACCGCGTGTTCGATCGCGTCGGCTTCTCGCTGCTGCGCGACGACCTGACCCAGCGCACCAAGGGCAAAGCCCGGTTCCATGCCCGTCGCCGCGTCGCCGGTGGCGTCCGCAAGTCCGAGGCGCTGCGCATCCTCCGCGTCGCGGCGAGCTAAGGGAGATCCGATCCATGCGCGATCTGATGAACAACCTGCACCCGGTTACGGCCATCGCACCCGCGGCGGCCGTCACCGACAACACGGCGAAGGTCGGGAGCATCATCGACCGGTTGGGCTACAACAGCCTTACCTACGTGATCCAGACCGGCAGCCTCGCCGACGCGGACGCCACGTTTACCGTCCTGCTGGAGCACGGCGACGACCCGTCCCTGTCGGATGCGGCGGCGGTGCCGGATGAGGATCTTCTCGGCACCGAGGCGCTCGCCGGCTTCGCCTTCGCCGACGACAACGAGACGCGGAAGCTCGGCTATACCGGCGGCAAGCGCTACACCCGCCTGACGGTGACGCCGGCCAACAACGCCGGTAACGCGTTCGTGTCGGCGGTGGCGATCCTGGGCCATCCCGTCTCGGCGCCCACGGCGAACCCGCCTGTCTGATGCCGTCCGCTCCGCCACGTGCCTGTCGCTGCGGCGCTCTGGTGCCGGTGGGGCGGCGGTGCTCGCGCTGTATCGCTGCCGCCGACAAGGCACGCGGCACGGCTGCGGCACGCGGCTATGACGCTCAGTGGCAGCGGGAAAGCAAAGCCTTTCTCGCTCGCCCCGAGAACCAACGCTGCGCATGCGGGTGCAGCAAGCCGGCCGACGTTGTCGACCACCGCACGCCGCACAAGGGCAACATGCTGCTGTTCTGGGACCGCGCCAACTGGCAGCCCATGAACCGCGTCTGCCATAGCCGGAAGACGGCGACGGAGGACGGCGGGTTCGGCCGACCGATGCAGCGGTCAGCATGATGACGATCAAGGGCGCCGAGGGGATAACCCAGTTCGGTTTCTCGCGCCGATGGGCCACTGACCGTCCGGGGATCTTGCGCGCACTCTTTTGGAAATTGGGGTTTTCGTCATGAAGGGCAGGAAAGCGGCGCTGGCCGTGATCGAGGGAGGCGCATCAACCGGGCGTGTCCCTGCTCCGCCGGCATGGCTGCCGCTTCATGGCAAGCGCGAATGGAAGCGCGTCGCCGTGGTTCTGCACCGGCGCGGGCTGCTGACGACCGACGCGCTCGGAACGCTGGAGTCCTACTGCCTCGCCGTCGGTCAGATCCGCGAGTTTGAGGAGGCGATGGCCGGCGGGCGCATCGTGACGGACGAGCAAGGCAACGAGAAGCCGCACCCGGCTTTCAGGATGCAGCAAGCGGCGATGCGCGAGGCGCGTCTGCTGGCGGCGGAACTGGCGCTCACGCCGCAACGGCAGGGCACCGGCGGCAAGGGCGACGGGAAGCCGAAGGGCGATGGCTGGGACCCCGATCTTTTGCCCTGACCCGGAACTCTATCCCGACCCGACCGGGCGCGCCGATCGCGTGTGCCGGTTCGTGCGGATGCTCCGGCTGTGGGAAGGCAAGTTCGCGGGGCAGCGGTTCCCGGTGCAGCCGTTCCAGGAAGCGACGATACGGCGGATCTACGGGCCGTCGACACCGGACGGCCGGCGCTTGGTCCGCATCGCCTGCATCTGGATACCTCGCGGCAACGCAAAGACGACGCTCGCGGCGGCGCTGGGGCTCGCGCATTTCATGGGACCGGAAGCGGAGGCCGGCGGGCAGGTGATCCAGGCCGCAGCCGATCGCGAGAACGCCGGGATCGCCTTCACCCATAGCTTCGAGATGGTGAAGGCCGACGACGCTCTGTTAGCTCGCGTCGACCCGATCGAGAGCCGGAAGCTGCTGAAGCACCCGCGCACCCGTAGCACGCTCAAGGCGATCTCCTCCGAGGCGTATTCCAAGCACGGGATGAACGCCTCGTTCTTCCTCGCCGACGAGGTGCATGCGTGGCCGGCGGTGGAAGGCCGCAAGCTGTTCAAGGTCGTCACGGACTCGATGGTGAAACGGGAACAGCCGCTCACCGTCATCATCTCGACGGCCGGCGAGGGCACCGGCGGGCTGGCGTGGGATCTCTGGGACTACAGCCGGCGCGTCGCGCTCGGCGAGATAATAGACCCGAACTTTGCACCCATCATCTTCGCCGCGGACCCGGAAGCGGATTGGCGCGACGAAGCGGCATGGCACGCGGCTAACCCGGCGATCGAGGCCGGTTTCTGTTCCCTGGAGGAACTGAGGATCAAGGCGCGGCGGATCGAGCACTTTCCTGCCGAGATTGCCGACTTCCGGCGGTTTCACCTCAACCAGTGGCAAGAAGGCGCGGCGCAGCCGTGGATGGACCTCGCGACCTATGACGCGGCGGCACCGATCCGCGATCCGGCGGAACTGTTCGGGCAAGCGTGCTGGCTGGGCGTGGACCTGTCGAGCGTCGAGGATCTAACGGCGGTGGTCGCGGTGTTCCCGGACTACACCGAAGAGGGTACGGCTTATGACGTGCTGCCGATGTTCTTCTTGCCGAAGGACAATATTGCGAAGAAGGCCGACAAGGACCAAGCGGACTATCTCAAATGGGCAGAGGCCGGGTTCCTTCGGCTTACTGAGGGGAACCGCGTCGATTACAGGGCCATTGTCGCGCATGTCACCGAACTCCGGGAGCGGTACGCGGTTCAGGAAGTCGCGATTGACCGCTGGAACTCAACGGCGGTGACGACGGACGTACAGGAGCTAGACCTAACCGTCGCCGAGTTCGGGCAGGGCTTTGCCAGCATGGCGGCTCCAGTGAAGGAACTGAAGCGAGCCATTCTCGGCGGGCAGTTCCGGCACGGCGGCAACCCGGTCCTGCGCATGTGCTTCGGGAACGTCGTCGCGGTGAAGGACGACGCGGAAAACGAGAAATTCACAAAGGAGCGGGCGCGCGGCCGCATCGATGGCGCAGTCGGTTCGGCAATGGCGATCGGCCGTGTACTCGCGAGCGATGCGGGGCCGAGTGTGTACGAAAAGGAGCGGCCGGATGGGCTGCTATTCATTTGAGGTGATATAACGCCAGAGCGGCAAGCCAGCGGTGCCTCTGGCGTAGTGGTCTTGACGTGCCCCCGCCATTTTCCGCCAGCAGGAGCTAGAGTCCGGCCCTGAGGAAAGGACCGGATGATGAAGCGGACGAGGTTCACGGAGGAGCAGATCATCGGTGTCCTGCGCGAGCAGGAGGCG